ATTATTACCGGATTTGAGATTATGGAAAATTTGTTATCAAAAAAACGTAACTGCGTATAGAGATAATTTAGACTCGGTAATCAATGCCCTTCGATACAGAAAATGTGGCGAATACATATCATTTGCCTTTCCGTTCTTTTCCCCACAATCATCAGAAATTGAAAATACAAAATCCTATCCTCGCCGATATGCTGGGCGTTTGCGAGACATCTATGTGAGGGTTGGATTCCTTCAAGATGTAATGAAGAAAACTTCGCTTAAGACGTTCACAGATTTCATAGGTAATATTTTAGCGGATATATCCACGGCGGCGGCGAATATGTGGGATTTGAGATTAACTCCCTCGACTGGAAAGGCCGGGGAAACGGAAGTAGCTACGATGAAAGTGGTAGATTACAAGTTTGTCAATTCCATCAATTATGGGAAAGTCTATACGTTTGATTACTTCGATGCTGAAAGTTTGCTTCAAAGCATCAGGTTCACACCTACCATCAGCAATCCACAGGCCATCCGAACGATGTATGCCGAAACCAACAACCCCAATAATAGAACCATTTTGAGTGACCAGAATGAGTTGTTGGATTACCAGTTCAAAGATCGACTTCGATTGGATAATGTGCAGAAACCACCCAAACATAAAGATTCTCAAACTTCTCTTGCATCTGCTCTGAGAAGTCTTCAGTTGTTAACTCCCGCCAACGGGGCTATGCAAATGTCGATTCAGCGGGCTGATGATACGATTATTGTCAAAAGAATGGTTCTTCCTAGCATCGATATCTTGAAACTCTTGTTGGATGATGGAGATATGGAAAACAATCCCCGCTACTGTGGAATCATGCCGAATATTCAAGCCCAATTTACCATTCAAGGTGTAGGTGGGTTGAGGACGTTTATGATGTTCCTCGTTCGCAATCTTCCCGAACCGTACTCTCATAGGAACATTGTCTTTCGTATCATTGACTTGACCGAGGACATTGAAGCTGGAAAGTGGACAACGACGATTACTGCGGGTATTCTTCCATTGAGAAAGCACGTCAAGGAACGGCTTGGTCTCGTTGGCGAAATAAGTTGACAAACCGACCGCAATATTGTAAGATAGCGGTCGATGATTGAGACAAGTGCAGATTGCATCCGTTTCCTTGCGGAAAGTAGCGGAGAGTGGATTGTTCATGTGGTTCCTGTTGAAGAGGGAGTTCATCCAGCCGACAACGCTCAAAGTATTCTCTTCATCAAAGTTCTTTCCACTGAAAAGACCTATTACTTCGCCCCCGACCATCCCGATTCTACTCCTTCCATACGCCCCGAAGAGTTTCTCAACGAGTGTCTGCGACATACCAAAAATCTCAAGTGGGCTCTGGATCGAAAGGCATTCCTTCAACTGATTCGGATTCCTTGTGTGTACGATGCCAATCTTTGTGGGTATTTGAAGGCGTGTGAAGCGGTAGATGCCAACGAGTTCAATACATCAGCTCATGATTTGGTTCAGAGAAATTCTCACGGAGCAAAACGATTGAATCGCATCATTCCTTTGATGAAGCATCTGGAAGCATTTGAAGACATGTGCAAAACCATTAAGAAAATGATAGGCAACATGAGCAAGTCCACGCTTCTGGTGAATGATGTAATCTTGGAAACTCTCGGGTATTTGGAGCAAGTGGGGATTTGTGTTGATCCGGCGATTTTCGGCAAGTATTTTCAAGTCAAGCCGAACGCCAGTGGGAGAGTCTTCAGTCAATATAACATCTACACCAGTACCGGGAGACCTAGCAATCGGTTTGGAGGTGTCAATTATGCCGCTCTAAACACCAAAGATGGGTCCAGAGCCTCTTTTGTGAGTCGTTATGGCAAGGATGGACGGATGGTTGTGGTTGACCATACGGCATTCCATCCCCGTATTGTTTGCAAGTTGACTGGATACCACATTCCTGTAGGGACTGACATCTATGGATACCTCGCCAAGCTCTATTTCCAGAAGAAATCGGTGGATGATATGGACATCACGGAGGCCAAGAAGCTGACTTTCCGACAACTTTACGGCGGGGTCGAAGAAAAATACATTCACATCAAGTATTTGGCCAATCTCAAGGCATATATTGACGAGCAATGGGAGTTCTTCCAGAAAAATGGCTACGTGCTGACTCCATTCTTCAAGCGAAAGATTACCGATAAGCACATTACCGAGCCAGATCCTCCCAAAGTGTTCAACTACATCTTGCAAGCGGCGGAAGGTGAGATTGCTATATCAAAGTTGCAAGAAGTTCAGATGTATCTGGCAAGCAAGAAGACCAAAGCCGTGCTTTATACGTACGATGCCGTGCTTTATGATTTTCACAAGGATGATGGGCTTCAAACTCTCAATCGCATTCGCGAAATCATGAGCTTCGATGGAATCTTTCCGATGAAGACCTACATTGGAGAGAACTACCATTCGGTCAAGCAGATATCCCTCTAAAAAAAGTGGTTTGATACCTTTTTGCAGATATTTATACTGCACTAAGGTATGTCACAAGTCATCGAAAACATATTCGCCCAAGTCTGTTTAGACGAGCGAATCTCGGATGGTATATTCAGGATGGAAGAGGAGCAACATATAAATGCTCTCCGTGACCATCTTGTCAAGGGAGGATTAACTCTGGAAGATGCCATCGGGGTAACCAACAAGATGTTGGAAGGTAAGTTTCCTGAGAGACAAGCATACAACAAGGATGGTATTCTTGTCACGTTTCCCACACCCAAACACAAATCCAAGGCAATGGCGACTGGGAAGTATTCCGAGAAGAACCCCAACCCTCAAGCGACTGCTCCCCGAGAGCCCGCCCCAGAGCCCCCATCACCGGCACCCCAACAAGCGCCGTCGGCTCCACCAGCACAGCCAGAGCCGAAAGGAATTCAACAAGGCAGCAACTTGTTGGCAATTGAACCTCCGCGTGGACCGGAGAAGCCTGAACCACCTCCGTCACCACCAACGCCTCCTACGACTCCTCCCAATACTCCAGAAAGAGTGGCGGCAGAGAAAGCGGTAGTTCAGCAAATGATTAAGACCGATGACACTGCATTGACATCAAGATATGTTCCACCCATTCCTGAAAGTTGCATTAAGCAACTAGCTATACTACGGGAGCACGCCATCTCTCGCGGTTTGAAAGAAGCAAGTGATTTCCTAAGCCAATATGTGAAATCCTAAAAGATGTTACCGATTTTTCTATGAACGAATTCGAACACAGACAATTACTGTGTACTTTCTCCAATAACCAAGATTTCCGTCAAACAGTCGCGGAAATCAAGGTCTTCTATGAAGTGTACAGTAAACGCATTTTTGCGTTCTCCAATATCAACAATCCAAAGGAACTCTATCTCACTTACAATGTGGTGAACATGAAAAAGGATGGACAGAAGTTCCCCAACACGATTTTGATTCACCGTAAAAAGCAGACGAATACGCTTTATACTCTTAATGCCATGAACAAGTTGATCGAAGAAGAAAATGGTCAAGCCGATAAGTCATTCGTGGTCAACTGGAAACTTTACGAGAACTCCCTCATTATCACCGGCGACGTGTCTGTTCGCATCATTCCCCTGAAAATATTCAACGTTTTCGAGGGCGAATAAAAATACTCATTGCCACTTAAAATAAGTTGCAAAATGAGTTTTTCCATGATAGAATGCTACTTATTGAGGTAAGAAAGTTGAGACCTACCAACGTGGTTAGCCGATTGACTTAATTACCTAGTTAAACACTAAAATGATAAAACATTATGATTGACGTACAAAAACTCGCTGATCGTCTCAAGAAATTTGAGAACGAAGAAAAACAGTCCGAAGCTTCTAAACACCTTTGGAAACCCAAAGAGGGTCTTCAAACGGTTCGGATAGTCCCCTACAAGTTCAACCTCGATAGTCCCTTCATTGAATTGAAGTTCTATTACAAGCTCGCCGGCAATAATTACCTCGCTCCCTGCACCTTTGGCAAACCAGATCCTATTCTGGAATTTGTCGAGACGCTTCGATCGAGCGGTGTTCAGGCCCAAAGGGAACTCGCCAAGAAGCTGGAACCCAAGTCTCGTACCTATGCTCCCGTCATCGTTCGTGGTGAAGAGGAACAGGGCGTGCGTTACTGGGGATTCGGAGTTACTGTTTACAAGCAACTCCTCAAGCTCATAACCAACCCGAAGTGGGGTGATATCACCTCTCTGACGGAAGGCAATGACCTTGAGATTGAATTCCACAAGGAATCCAAGAAGAAAGGTAAGGATGGTAAATCCTTCCCAGAAACGAACATTACCCCTGATCCGAGAAAAACACCTGTGGTTAATCCAACCCGTGGTGATCTCGTTCAAAAAATCAAGGAACAGGTCGATATTCTGACGTGTTGGAATCTTCCAGAATACGCAGACTTGAAGGCCGCTATGGATAAGTTCCTCAATCCCGAAGCTGCTGCTGAAGCGGCTGAAGGTGAAGCCGGGGATGATGTCGATGAAACTGCCGCTGCTCCTGCAAGCGTCACTCCAAATCCAGCACCC